CAGTAAGTCCAACTTGTTTATTATAAGCCCAGATTCTACCACACATTTCTTGTTTTCGATTTTGGACAGTAGATTGGTCTATTATATTACTGGTAGCAGTTTGGTAATGACCTAGCTCTTCCGCTAAAATACATGCCTTTTCAGTATCAGTAGGTATATCTTTATTTATAGCAATATGATTATCAAAATAAAGTCCTTTAATTCTAGTGCCGCAAAAATGTGAAGTTTCATCTACCGTTACTCCGGCGTTTTCAGCTTCTTCTAATAATATTTCATAGTTTGTCAAAAGAAATCCCTCCCTCGGGATAGATCATAACATTTCATATGTACAATAAAGGGGACTATTTTCTGTTTGCTTTTACAAAAGCTGCATATTCCTTAATTTTAGTTATCTCTTCTTCTGTGTATTCATCTCCATCAAAGTGGGCTGCCATAGTTCGTGGTTCATTTACATTATCGTCTGCCAAATAATCTAAAGAACAATCAAAATATGAGCATAGTTTCTTTAAAGTAGATAATTTAGCATTTTCTGAGCCTTTTTTATAAAATCCGTCGATTGTCGTATATGGCACCCCGGATTCTCTGGCTAATTCTGCTTTGTTTATGTTTCTTTCTTTCATAAGTATATCTAATTTATCTGTAAGTCCCATTTTTTACACCTCCGTTATGATTTGATTGTACTACTTTCTTTTATTTATGTAAATAAGAAAATACCTTGCAGAGTAAAAAAATTACTTTTAGGGGTTGACAATTACGATGCAGGGTATATAATAAACTCATAAATTACGCTACAGGGTAATTTACAGGAAAGGAGATGAAAAATTGTTTAGTAACTTAAACGCTGAGATGGCAAGAAATAAATTAACCATTAAGGCTTTGGCTGAAAAAACAGGTATTAACTATGAAAGCCTAAAAAACAAAATGTCTGGTGCAACGGAATTTAAGAGAAGCGAAATGCTTTTAATTAAGAAAGAATTTCCAACATGCAGTCTTGATTACTTATTTGAGGCAAATTGAGAAAGTAGGTGAGAGAGTGAGCCAACGCTTAACAGTAAAAGAAGCCGCTGCTGAGATTGGATGCAATGTGGAATACCTTAGACGCCAGATGAAAGCCGGGCGGTGGGATCTCGGAAGCGTGATAAAGCCAAATGCGAAGGTTAAGAATTATCAGTATTTTATCTTCCGGGCAAAGCTGGACAAGTTTCTAGGTATCGAACCAAGAGCAGACAACGAGGAGGTGGAGAATGAAGCAGATCAGTAAAGTATTTATAGCGGTAGGGCTTGGAATCATGTTTCTAGGCGGAATGATTGATGCGGATGGAACGTATTATGTTTTTCTGCTGATCGCTATAGCTCTCGGTGCGGTGGTTGCACTTATTGGAGTTGCGATCATGGATGTGGAGAAACGCTGGGAAGAAAAGCGGAAAGCATACTTTTACATGATCCGCCGGAGGGACAAGCTTGACGCTGATGTTGAGTTCCTTGGGGAATTTGAGGAGGTGGCAAAGTGACAAATGCTCAATGCGTAAGCGGTGAGGAAAATCCGAATGTCGAGGATATAGCGGTCGGCATGATTATTACAAAGGTGGCAACGGATTTTCATATTGAGGTTGACGCTGAAGGATACATACCGCTTTACCATCAAATGAAAGGATGGTTACTCAGTGAAAAAGAAAAATAGCACCATAACATTCTTTGGCGAGAACTGGTGCTATTTACCGTAGGAATACAAAAGTATTTCTGCGTTTATTGTAACACGTAGTTAGGTTTTTGGAAAGCGTGATTTTATGATTTACAGAAAATGCAGAATCTGTGGATGCAGTTTAGATCCCGGTGAAGGAAGCATGTGTGAAGAATGCCGGGACGAGCAGTACATGAATCAACAGCGTGAGAAAGCGGTCAGATGCATGGTTTTATCTACAGATTTCAGACAGATGGAAATGGAGGAATTTTTAAATGCCAGCAACTAGATTATGCAGAACGGATGCCGGAAAGTTAATTGACGGACTTAAGGATTTATCGGCATTACTTGAAAACCTTGGTATTGAAAATGGAATTTTAATGCTTACGGCAGAAGGAGATATTTATGGAACATTTACCTTAGACACAAATGTTATGAATATCATTATTGGAGACGACCAGAAAAAGGAAACGGTCAGTTACCGTGATTAAGTCCGTGGAGGTGGGAAATGTACAGTGATTACATACCGGACAGCCTCGATATGCTTGAAGAGTACGAGAGGGACAGAGAACGCCGCCACAGATTATATGAGAAACAAGCCAGACGTGAAGAGATGGCAGATATTGAATCAGAGGAAGAGAGGATAAAAGAAAGATGGAAGAAATCAGAGTAAATGTAGAGCAGAAAAATGGTGTTATTGGTTTTAATTTTGAGGAGATTAAGGAAAAACTTAATTCCGAGCTGGAAATTTATAAAAATATGATTTTCACAGAGGATTCCAAAACAGAAGCAAAAAAGACAATTGCAAGTCTTAGAAAACTGAAAAAATCAGTTAACGATAAAAAGCTGGAAGTGAAGAAATCTTTTATGATTCCTTACACCAATTTTGAAGCGCAGGTAAAGGAACTGGACAATCTGATTGATGAACCAATCAACTTTATCAATAATCAGGTGGAAGAATTTGAGCGTAGGCGTGTGGAAGAAAAGAAAGCGCTGATTTCTGAAATTTATACGGAGATCATGGCAGAGCATGAGGAAGCGAGCGGATATCTTCCTTTACAGAGAATTTATGACAGTAAGTGGGAGAATGCCACCACTACAAAGAAAGCAATCACAGAAACCATTACAGAGAGAGTGGATCATGTAGAAAAAGACCTCGGTATTATCCGCAGCATGGAATCAGAGTTTGAGGATAAAGGAATTGAGAAATATAAGACAACCTTAGAATTATCAGATGCTATTGAGGTCATGAATCAGTATCAGAAGCAGAAAGAAGAGATTTTGCGCAGACAGGAAGAGGAAGCCAAAAGAAAAGCCGAAGAGGAAGCACGTACGGCATCAGAGGTTAATTCTGCTATTGATACTCCGATGCAGGAATCACCAGTTGCGCAGACTGCACCGGAAGAAATTATTATTGAGCCGAAGCCGGTTAATGATTCCATTGTTTATGAGATTATTGCTGATCCGTTCCAGATCGTGCAGTTGGAAGCACAGATGCGCAGCTTAGAAATTAAGTATAGGAGAGTACGATAATGGCAGAGACAGCAAAACAGATGAACATATATCAGGCAATATCAAAGTGCATGGAAGAAATCGGTGCGGTTGGAAAAAATGATGTGAATAAGACGCAGGGGTTTAAATACCGCGGAATTGATGCGGTAATGAATGCAATCAATCCGGCATTGGTCAACAATCATATATTTATCGTTCCAGAGGTCTTAGAACAGACCAGAGAAGAAAGAAAATCCATAAAAGGTGCAACGCTGATCTATTCGGTCTGCAAGATTAAATATACCTTTTATGCGGAAGATGGAAGCAGTATCACGGCGGTAACAATCGGTGAGGGCATGGATTCCGGAGATAAGGCAACGAATAAAGCTATGGCGATTGCGTTTAAATATGCTTGTTTCCAAGTGTTCTGTATTCCTACCGAAGAGATGCAGGATCCAGATTCAGAAAGCCATACTGTAGAACCTAAAAATGATTTTGTTCCAGCAACCGTAGAACAGCTTAGGACAATGACAGATTTTGTAAGCGCGTATTCTGATATGTGTGAGAATGCTACATCCAATGATATCTGGAAAACGCTGAAAGAAAAATATCATTTTGAAAAGACTTCAGATCTATCAAGTGAAATGGCTGCTAAGATCATTGAACAGGTTAAGTGCTGGTATAAGAAAAAGAAAGAAGAGTAGCTTATGGATACTATAGGAAAACTGACCGGAGCGAGCCGTACATTAAATGGACAAGGCATCATCCTTACATTTGAGGTTGATTCTTCGGCAGCAGGACAGGTTGAAAATATGAGATCAGATGATCTGTTACGTATCCGAGCGGTCAAATATAAGCAGAAACGAAGCCTTGATGCAAATGCTTATGCGTGGGTATTAATGACGAAGATTGCCAATCATCCAGATATATCTTCAAGTAAAGAGGATGTATATGAGCAGATGCTCCAGAAATATGGAACATTATATGAGGATGAAGATGGATATATCACAATCACAGTAAAAAAATCAGTGGATATGTCAAAGGTAGATGGTCATTGGAAATTTATTAAAGACAATGGGAAATTTGCTTCATATCTGATGATTAAAGGATCCAGTGAATACGATACTGCCGAAATGAGCCACTTTATAGATCGGATTGTTGAAGAAGCAAAGGAACTTGGAATTGAGACAGCTACACCGGATGAATTGGAACGAATGAAACAGGAGTGGGGAACATGAGTAAAAAGCTTTGGAGCGTGTTCACGGATGATATGGATCACTGTTATTTTACCGGAACATATCCGGTGGAAAGACATCATATCTTTGGAAGTTCAAACCGTAAAAACAGTGAAAAGTATGGTTTTGTTATTCCACTCAGACCGGATCTGCATCCTAACGGAGCGCAGAGAGGCGCCAATGCAAAAGAAATTGATTTGAAATTAAAAACTATGGCGCAGGAATATTTTGAATCTCATTACGGTACTAGAGAAGAGTTCAGAAGTATTTTTGGAAAGTCGTGGTTATAGGGTTGGAACACCTTGCCGTCCGGCAGAAAGAAACCTATTCATGCAGAAAATGATATATCACGAATTATTGGAAGCTGGTTATTATCTCCGGGGTTAGTCCCGGAGAAGAAAGGGGATTAATGAATACGATAAACGATATTCCCTATGGACACAAAGAGCCACTGGCTAGAATGTCCAACCCGGTAAAAGACAGAAAGTTTCGGAAAATGGTCGAGAGTGCGAACAATGAAGGTGACTGTATTATTAACGTTTGCAATGGTTATTACAGACCAGTTCCAGGTGATACGGTGGATGAGAAAGAACTTCAAGAATATCTTGCAAAAGATCTACATAGAGCTAGAGCGGTTCTAAAGAAGCGGCTCTCGATGAAAATGACATTTGAAAGGTGGCGTGAGATTGGAATACTTACTAATCATTCCAGGGAGACTGGATAACTTGAATGATTTTATCCGTGCGGATAAGGCAAGCAGATATAAAGGCGGAGAGATGAAAAAGCAGAATGAAGCTATTGTTTCTGTGTACATCAGAAAGTGCCTGAGAGACGTAAATATCAATAAAAAAGTATTTATGGAATATCTGTGGGTGGAAAAGAATAAAAGGCGTGATTTGGACAATATATCGTCATTCGGCAGAAAAGTGATCCAGGATGCATTAGTTAACTGCCATGTATTAAAAAATGATGGCTGGGAGCAGATCTGTGGATTCTCTGATGAATTTCTTATAGATGCTGAAAATCCACGGATTGAAGTTCGGATTCGGGAGGTGGAAACTTGAACTATTTAGCTGAGATAAAAGCATTTTACGACAGGCTCGAACTAAACCCGCAGCCCAACACTGCAATCGCCTTATGGCATGCGTTAATGTCCATAGCGAATAAAGCAGGGTGGCCAGATACGTTTACGGTAGCCTCGTCAGTCCTTGGACTTCGGTCTGGATTAAATGCATCAGCGTTAAAGAGAGCGAGAAACAAGCTTGCTACAGATGGGTTCATCGAATGGAAATCGCGCGGTGGGAATCTTGCAGCACAATATAAAATAAATAGTCTTGTGGTTCAAAATTACATTAAAAATGAACCACAAAATGAACCACAAAGTGAACTTCAAATTGCACCACAGTTTGAACCACAAAGTGAACCTATTAATAAACAAAGACATAAACATAAACAAAATACACCCCCTATATCCCCCGTGGAAAAATTCGGAGAGTTTGCCGCAGCCTATCCGAAACGGTGCACTGGCTGTCTTGTTGAAACTGAATACTGCAATGCGGTACTGGCTGGTGTACCGGAAGATGATCTGGTATTGGCCGCACAGAATTATGCAGATATATGCAGACGGGAGAAAACAGCAGAGCGATATATTAAAAAGCCAGAGAACTTTTTACGAGAGAACTTGTTTATGCAGTATCTGAAAGGAGAGAACGATGGACCAGTTGGAAGAGATACTGGAACGCATGAAAAATCACTCAACGAACTTATGCAGGAATGCGGAGACACCGGAGACTTCCAAGGATTCTGATGTGTGTCCAATTTGCGAAGGTCGGGAGTGGATCTTGAAAATAAAAGACGGAGTTGAAATAGCAGTACCGTGTAAATGCCGTGAAAAAGCGGTCATGTCAAGGCGGTTGCGATTCGCAGATATACCGGAGGCATTCCGTGGGATGGATCTGAGATTGTTTCGGATGGATGTGTACAGAAAGCAGGAAAGTAAAAAGATGGTGTCAGATGCCTGTAAAATCATAAAAACCTATCTGGATGATTTCGATAGCCAGAAGGAAAGAGGCATGGGACTGTATATCTGGTCTAGGACAAAGGGAAGCGGTAAGACGAGGATTGCTGCCGGGATTGCAAATGAGCTGATGAAAAACTATGCAGTGAAGTTTGCAGTGTCACTGACCATACTGCAAGAGATTAAGAATACATGGCGGAGAGATACAGAATGCAGTGAGAACCAGCTTTTAGACGCACTTTACACCACAGACATTCTTGTAATTGATGATTTCGGAGTGGAGCGACCAGCGGACTGGATAAATGACAAAATGTATCAGATCATCAATGAGCGGTACATAAACCAGAAGGTAACGATTTTCACGAGCAATGATCCGCTAGACAAACTTTCTTACGATGATCGTATCACGAACCGGATCAAGGAGCGGACATATCAGATCGCATTTCCAGAAGAATCAGTCCGGGATCATATCGCAGAGCGGATGCAGGAGGAAATCATTGAAAAGATGATGGCGGGTGGAAATAAAAATAAAAATTAAAAGGAAGGTGGACAAATGCATAGCGTACAGCAGAGAAAAAGGGTGATTCCATCGAGTGTTTATAAGCAGGAATTAGCAAAATGCCAGTTAGGAGATAATATCGCGAATCACATGGGATATATTTTTACAGCCATTTTGTATGACAAGTTTGATATGACGTTTAAGCAGGTCACGAATTTTTATAGCAAAACCGTTGAGCGTCGGAAATCTTGGCAGGACGATGATGACGAAGCGGTAACGAGCGAGAGCATGATGGCATATTGCCGTAAAAAGAAAATTGATGTGGTCAAGTGGGTAAAATCAATCCCAATGTCAAAAAAATTGTATATGGCAGATATAAAAAATGGACGGGCAGTGCTTGGCGCAGATCGGAATATCGAGAGCGCGCTTGCCTCCACAATGTATCTGACAATTCCGACATTAAAAGATTCTTACCGTTTCTCAAATGCCAAAATTGAGGAATTTATGAATTGGGTTGCCTATTATATTGATTCCTATTGGCGTAAGCAACCGAAGAGTAAGGAACACTATCTGACGGATGAGATTATTCGGAATCAGTTTATTGAGGATGAAAATTGGGATATTGTAACAGGAAAAGCGGTGAAATAAGGATTATTAACATGGGAGAAATGACAAAGACAAGCGTAAAATACTGCCGGAAATGTAAATATGCATACAAGCACAATCAGACAGAGGTCATGTGTGGATATTATTTACAGACCAGATTAAGGCGTGGATGTGCGATAAGTTTGAGAAGAAAGGCAGAAAGAGAAAGGTGAAGTTGAAATGACAGATGAAACCAAGCAGGAGATAGGAGCGGCATTGATGTTGTTAAAAAATACACTGATAAGAAACGGTGTAAGCATAGCACTTGTAGGAAGTGAAGATACCGGAAAAGACGATGGATGCATTATGTTTTTTGATACCGCAGAGTATTGTCGCACCGGGAAATTTAAAGGGATATCTGTTAAAACAATAGATTTAGTGAGATAGGAGAAAAATAATATGGAGATTGAAAAGAGAATTTATCCAGCATATGCCTTTACTGAAAATGAGAGAGAAAAGTCAATCATGAACAGCACAATTTATAAAGAATTAAAGGAAAAATACAGAATTTCAAGATATAAAGTTGATAATCTTGAAGATTATGACATTGTCTTAGATCATACACCGGGTATGTATCGTTCTGTTTATAAGGTTATTAAAAATAATACACAATTATCAGACTTAGAACTTGCATTAATTTGTGATGATGGAAGCCTTTGCTTTGGGTACAGCAGACATGGAAATGAGTTTTACATAAATGAGGATTAGATTTAGTGAGGTAGAAATATGATGGAATGTATGAAGAGCATGGCGAAGAAACCACAGACCAATGCAGACCGGATCAGAAGCATGACGGATGAGGAGTTGGCAGAAGTATTATTTGGAAGTTGCATAGAACACATTGGCGTAGAGGAATGTTCTCATCCTGAAGAGGCTTGCAAATCATGTGTTTTGGATTGGCTTCGGGCAGAAAGTGAGGAATAGCATGTTTAATGAAATTTTCAATTTGATGAAATTCTTTCCGAATAGTTATATTACTCAATGTGGAGAACTTATTTTATCAGACAAAGGGAATGTGTATTTTACAGCAAAAAACTGTAATACACAGAAAGATATTATCTGTAAACTTTTAGAGTGGTGTTCCAGACCACTTGCAAAGGGAGAACCTTACAGCCAAGAGAAGAGAAATAAAGAATGGAGGGAATCACTTCTTTCTGGATACAATGAATATCTCGGAACACGATTCACGCAAGAGGATATGTACTGGATTTATGATAAGCTCGGAAACGCAGTCAATCACGAATTGACGTTGAAATTTATTGCAAGCGGATATGATCTGAAGCTTGTATATCCGAAGAAAGGGGAAAGTCATGGAGAATAGACATTTATTTCGTGGAAAGCGGATTGATAACGGAGTGTTGGCGTGTGGATATCTTTATGGAATCTGGGAGAAAAGATATATTTTATGGGGAATGTTTAATGATATCCCGGGCATGATTGAAGTGGATCAAGCTACCCTCTGCCAGTGCACCGGACTTAAGGATAAGAACGGCAATCTGATTTGGGAGAATGATATTCTCTCAGGGCATATCGATGATGAGTTTCCAGAAGATGAGACGAGAAAGCGTGTCGTGTGGCATGAAAACGGATGGTGTACGAATGAGCCGGACTGTGATTACTACGAGGAACTGGATGATTTTGATTCAGAGAATTTTGAAGTGATCGGCAACATGATTGACAGCCCAGAGCTGTTGGAGGTGTAGATATGACGGAGAATGAAGCAATTAAAGAACTTGAGACTTCTATTGATTTAGCCAAAATGTGTATACAGAATAACGAGAGAAAAAGAGAAATCCAAGGTTATGAGATGGCAATCAAGGCACTGAAAGAGGTACAGAAGTACCGTGCAATCGGAACGCTGGAAGAATGCCGGGCGGCGATGGAGAAGTGGACAGCGAAGAAACCAATGCATGTAACGAATAGTTATTTTGGATATCAGAAACATAAAGAACATGTTGGTTATTGTCCAGATTGTGGGCATCAAGTAGAAGAACCTTATGGATGTCCAAATTGTTTAAGAAAAATTGATTGGAGTGATGAAGAATGAGTGAAAGACTTAAGACATGTCCGTTCTGCGGTGGAAACGCAATGTTCTTAACCATTAGAAATAAGCCATTACATTCGGCTGTTGGTGTAATGTTCAAAATCAAATGTATGAAATGCGGAACGGAACTTCCAAAAAGCTATGAATGTGAGATGTACATGGATCAGGACGGAGGCATCAGAACAGGGAAAGACGAGCGAACGAAAGCAACTACAGATTGGAACAGGAGGGCGAACGATGGGAAGACTGATTGATGCGGAGACATTAAAGCAAGAATTATATCAACAATGGTTTATGGATATTCTTCTTACACAGAAACGTAGTGATGATATGTTTTATGCATTGGCACAGAAGATTGACCAGCAGCCGACTGCATATGACACGGACAAGGTTGTGGAGCAGTTGGAAAATGAGAGAAAGTTTTGGGAGAATGCATACAACAGGAATTTGGGAAAAGAGAAAGCAAGAAGTTATGAGCATGCAATCGAGATTGTGAAAGGCGGTGGAGTAAATGGCGATTAAACCGATTTTATTCAATACCGAAATGGTTCGGGCGATTCTGGACGGGAGAAAGAGTTGCACAAGACGGCTGGTAAAACCCCAACCAGATGAAAAGCATACATACCCGCTCGGTTTTGTTACCGACAGTACAGAAAAGAAAGAGGTAGGATGCTTTGGATTTGGCATTGATGAATATGGCGGTTCTATTCAGTATGTGAAGCCACCATATCAGCAGGGCGATATACTGTATGTTCGGGAAACATGGTGCTTGAGATACGATGGCGAAAAATATTTCTACAAAGCAGACAAGAATACACCAAGAGAAGAGAAGCGGTTGATTGATTACAACAACACATCTTGGCACCCATCCATCCACATGCCGAAAGAAGCGGCGCGTATCTGGCTTAAGGTTACGGATGTGAGGGTAGAGCGGTTGCAGGAAATTACCATTGACGGTATTCGTAATGAGGGGCTTTCTTCTATGGCAGTTCATGCCGGAGACATGGAGATTGCAATGGAAGAGTGGAAAAACCTTTGGAACAGCACCATCAAGAAGCACGACATAAATCACTACGGTTGGGATGCGAATCCGTGGGTTTGGGTTATCGAATTTGAACGGTGCGAGAAGCCGGAAGGAATGTGAGGATATGAGCAAATTTGATTATAACTATTTTTACGGAGACGGAGATTCGCTTGGTTTCAATGCGAGTAAATATAACAAGGAAGAAGCTTTAAAAATTGGCGCGGAAGAATATGGGTGTAACGTAAACGATTTAACGGTAGAAGAAGCCTATATTTATTATGGTTTTGGAACTGATGAAGATGGAGAAGCACGTACAACGTATTGGATTTGCGATGTACCTAAAGGGAATAGCTTTAAAGCATGGAAAGTGTATAAAAAATAGGAGGAATAGAAGATGCCTAAAGCAGTATTGGTGACGGATATGCCGGAATGTTGCGCCGATTGTCCTTGTAGTTTTTTTGAAAGAGACAATCCAATATTAAATTTAATATGTGGCGTGGCACAAGAAGATGCATATAACGTTGGAAAGCCAGATTGGTGTCCGCTCCGGGAATTGCCGGAGAAAAGAGAAATTAATCATAACAAAAATCACTACATAAGTAACTTTTGGACAGATGCAAAGAGCGTAGGTTGGAATGCCTGCTTAGATGAAATTTTGAAGTAAATCGAAAGGAGTGAGAGGTTTGCTGGCCAGCGTGAAAGAGCTCTTTACTCCGAGAAAAAAATGGAATCAGTAAAAGAAAGAATGGAGCGGATCGGAGCATATGAGAAGATTGCATCATTTATGCAGAAAGAAAAGCAGCCATATGAATATAAAAGAAAATATGCACAGATCAGAGCAGAAGAGTTCGCAAATGAATGTGACGGAAGATTGCTCAATTACCATGTTTCGGTCGGTGGACTTGACAGTATAATCTTATACCTGTTTTTACATGAGGTATGCGGAATTGATGCACCAGGAGTCAGTGCATCTACACTGGAAGACAAGAGCATACAGAGAGTACATAAGGCTCTTGGAATAATAAATGTACCGCCACTGAAAAGAGATGATGGTACTTATTGGACGAAACCAAAGGTCATACAGGAATTTGGATTTCCGGTCATTTCAAAGGAAGTGGCTGCCAAGATAGAATTGTTACAAAATCCGTCAGAGAAAAATAAAACTGTCCGCCATGCGATTATTACTGGGGAGACCGGAGAATATGGCGGATGGCAGAAAAACTCCAAAATGCAGTTAAAACAGAGATGGTTAAAGCTGTTCGGTGGATATGAAAACGAAAATGAAGGGTGTGATTATCAGAAGCCAGATTTTCTTGTATCTTCGAAGTGCTGCTATTACCTTAAAGAGAAAAATTGTGATGACTGGGGAAAAGAGCATAACAGTGTGCCGTATCTGGGACTGATGGCATCCGAAGGTGGCAGACGTGCCAAGAGCCTGCGGATGAACGGATGTAATTATTTTGGAGCATCTACGATCAGATCGGCACCATTTGCAATCTTCCATAGGCAGGACATTTTAAAACTCGCACTGGAAATGGACGAACTGTGGAAAGCCGGACTGAAAGAAAAATATCATGAGAAACTTTTGAAAGAAGGAAAATTATCTCAAAGTTTTGAAATGCCAGACAGCATTATACCGGAAATCTACGGAACGATTGAGAAAAAGCCGGATGGAACGCTTTATACAACTAAGGCACAACGTACCGGATGCAGTATGTGCGGTTTTGGAATCCACATGGAGAAACGCCCACATCGGTTTGATCTGTTGTATGAGAGCAATCCGAAAGAGTGGGATTATCTGATGTTCCATATGTGCAAGGATAAGGACGGGAATGATTATGGATGGGCGAAAGTCCTGGACTATATCGGCGTGGGATGGGATCCTACGACGATCGGGGACAACTGCAAAGGGCAGATGAGCTTGCCGTTAGATCAGATGATATAAAAAAGGTGCATGCTTTAACATGCACCAGTGCATTCCGCTATTCGGTGGAATTTCACCAACTCATCAGCAAGTTATACTTGTTAGCGGAAGTAGCAGCGTAAATCCCAATGAAAGATAAACAGTTGCAAGAAAATGAATTAAAAATTGCTGTTACAGTCTCAAGTTTTTTCATGGGTACCACCTCTTTACAGAAGGAAAAGTAAATTACAGTTACGCTGCTTAGTATTGCACTAAATACTAGGCATAATCTCATCAGGATTGATGCGCCACTTCCAATCGACACAATAAGTGTTTCGATATAAATAGTATATCAAAAAAAGAAATGAAGTCAAGAAAGGAGCCGAACCAGCGCGCATAAAGGGTACCAGGTTTCAAAAAAGAGAATGAAAAATTTGGGTAATTATGAATGTGATGGGCAGATAAATTTAATGGATTTACTTATACCGGAGAATTCTGAAAATGAGCCGCCAGTAATGCTCACAGAGGGACAGAGAGTGTATAAAGTCATCCGTGGAGATGTAAAAGAATGTATTGTCGGAAAAAGAACATGGTCTTGCGGACATAACAACCGGGGATATGATCTTGATAGAGACGTGACATGGAATACGCAGATTGGTAGAGTAGTTTTTACTGAAAGAGAACCTGCAGAAAGTGCGGCAGCGCGATATCTTGCAGAGAACGACCATATACTGGGAAAAGATATTCATGCAACAGAGGTGGTGGCATATAAATATATTTGCCATGATCGAGAAATTATAAATTTCTATGCTGCACTTGTAAACGGAGAAATTTACTATCGCTACGGCAGTATGTATGAACATATAGGCAAAGCGAAAGAAATTAAGAAATTTGAAGAGGACAGAAGAAATCATATAGATTCTGGTGGATATAAAGAACTAAATAATTATCAACCCGTGTTTGCAAATATGTATAAATGCAAACATGACTCATGGTTGTATGCTGCAGCACAATATGAAAGTTTTAACTTTGGATGACCGGACAGCTCCGGTTTGCCTAGGTAGTTTTAGAGAAATGGAGGAATAGCATGAGAGTAAATTGGAATAAAAATACATTTACGGTTTTACCAACAATCATAATAGTACCTAAAAAATACGCACGGAAAAAAAGAACTTATGTGTGTTTTTCATGGCTTTATTGGTGGATTGATTTGGTAGAATAGGGAGTTAAATTAGAATTTAGAGGAGGCGGAGTAATGGATGTAGTAAAAAATTTTCTATTTGATATTTTGATTATCATTGGACTTATCGCAATGATTGTTGCTCTTATGTGGTTGGCATTAAAATTACTCAATAGGGTATTTAAATTTTCAGAGCTCATCATTAGGTATTATAAGTACAAAAGAAATGATGAGTTATATGATATACGAAATAAAGTTATCGTAGCGAAAGATGGAAAAATATCATATTCATGCGTAGGAGATATTGACGAGCAAATAGAAATTCTTAACAAGGGAATCGAATATGCTATGAAAATAAAGGATATTAGAGAGAGATTAGCTGAAAACATTTAGAATTCAAGTGAGGTAATAAGTAATGAGAATATTCAGATTTATAAGAGCGTGGTTTTATTATTCGACCTTCCGAAACTACTTGTATTCAGAAGGTACAAAACCTGCTCAAACACGTTTTCAGTATGCAAAGAGGCATAGTTGACTAAACTGAAAGAGGGGTATGAAATGTCACGATGCATAACATATCAATCCGGTGGATTCACAAATTACGGAATCAGCTATCGGAAATACAGTCAGGAAGAATTGGAGGAAAGGAAAACTATGTGCACAATGGAATGGAAAGAGGTTGAACCAGAACAAAGTGATTGGGAAAAACAAGTAAACATAGTCGCTTATTACGGAAGTGTAACTATTGGAAGTATTGTTTACTGCGGTGATGAGATAGGATGGCAGTCCGTGATTGATGGTCGCATGGATTTCATGCAAGCAAAATCCTTAGAAGATGCAAAAAGGGAAATGATTGATATACTGGACAATCATTGTACTGATCAGATTAACTATTATGAGGAACTGCGAGAAAGCATTGAAGAATTAAACTGAACTTTAACGGAGGTAAAAACTATGAGATTCTGTAATTGTATGGAAATGTGGCGTAAAGATATGGAGGAAGACGACATTTCGAACGCAGATTGTGATGGTGACTGTGAAGGTTGCTGCTATTGCGAGGAAATCAAGACTGACAGAGAGCGGCTGAGAGAAAATGAGCGAAGAGGTGGAATTACGTTTGAGGTAATCAGAAACAGTGACAATAAGAAGTTTACGGTATATGACATTGTCAGAACACAACATTATACATATTTCATGATCTATGATGGTGGATGGAAATATATAGACGCTGACTTATTCCGGGAATGCGATAAAAACTGAATATTGAGATTTTTGCCGGCTGAAACACGCCGGTAAAAAAATACACACCAAAGAACATATGTTCCGACCATACGTGTGCAATTGCAACTGTAAATGAAAAAGAGCCTGTGCTGGGAACACAAGCCCTTTAGAAAGTGCTATACACTTCCCTAGACAAGATGAGTATAGCATTTTCTACCCAGATCGTAAAGGGGGAATTGCTATGACAAAAGCAGAATTAATCAATGATGTAGTTTATGAGATGTCAGGATATCTGACATCGGAAGGAATCGACCGCCTTAAGACTGTGATCACTTTTAAATTGGTCAATATTAATCTGACCGCAACAGAGACATTGCCGTCTACAAACGTGTACGACAATGAATGGATCATGGAGCGATATATAATCGACCTCACCGCTACAGGAAGAAAGCGGAGTACGATTAAGTTGTACATCACGATTATAAAAAAATTCTTTTTAGAAACCGGCTTAAATTATCACACCTGTACCGGGCAGGATGTAATGGATTATATCGCTACCAGATTACATAAAGATAAGATTTCAAAATCCTATGCTTCTACGATTCAAAAGTATATGAGCAGCTTCTTTGCATGGGCTTACAGAAAAAAGCATATCGAGGATGATATATCCCGAGACATTGATAAGATTCGGCAGCCACAGAAGAGAAAAGAGCGTCTATCTGATGAAGAGATTGCCAGAGCATCCTTATCTATCGGTCATGATCTGCGATTAAATGCGTTGTTCGAGCTTATGCTTGCCGCTGGTCCTCGTGTCGGGGAGATTGTAAACCTTAATATTGACAACCTAGATTTTGCACGAAAGGAAATCCACATCTGGGGAGAGAAAACGTCACAGTGGCGCACCTGCTTTATGACCGAGCGCTGCAAACAGGCATTACAGCAGTATATCGGAAATCGCACGGAAGGAGCAGTATTTATCGGTTTGCGCGGCAGAGTACGGATGTGCAATAAGTCAATTGAGGACATGGTCAAAGAGATCGCACTTGCAGGCGGTTGTAAATTTCGTGCGACAGTGCACTCGTTCAGAAAAACATTTGCTTCGAGGGAATATAGGCGGACAAAAGATGTACTTTTTGTATCGAAAAGATTAGGACATTCGAGTACGGATGTGACAATTAAATATTATATCTGTGACGATGTCGAGTTGGATCGGATGCAGGCGAATTTGGCAGCATGATGATACATGTATTTATGTTGCAAAATGTAATAAAAATACGATTATAAGTATAATTTATATGCTATAATGTTGCATAATGCATAAACAACTTGCGCGAAAGGGGGAATGTGCATGATGAGTGAAAAAGAAACGTATGAGATCTGTAATGAGGTTGACAGCTTCATAGCCAGAGAATTAACAGAATCCATAATACACAAGGTGTCCTACGATATGCTTGAGGCTCATTATGGTATTCTCCCGATCAGCAGGCGGAGTTTTTACCGGAGACGCAGCATGGCACAGAGGTTAATGCGGCAGAGGATGTGTCATCTGGTAGAAGAAAAGAACGGACAGTATATGATTGTATGGGGAAGGGAGTAGAAATTTTTGAAAAAATGTTCATGCAGTGATATAATCTTTGTATGAGGGGGAATGCGAAAATGAAAAGATCAGATAGTAAACCAACTTATAAGGTTCGATTGCGCGGTGGTTTTTCAGACAGAAACAATATAAGTATTGAAAATAGAAATATGCAATATGAATCATTGGATGATAGAACGAGGGCAATGCTGATTAACATGACAAGCATTGTTTTGGACGATGTTGATTTCCAGAGAACACAGACATTTTACAAGTCAATAATAATTCAGGTATTTGCGTTTGAATTTGATTGTTCACAAATCTGTGATGAGGAAAATGTTAAGGAAATAATATATCAAACTATTCGTGAAAATACATATGATGAGGTTTTTTCACTTATTGAATTTATAGTTCAGAAAATGAAACAAATGAATCCCTGGAAGAAAGATGAATATGCTGAGGACTATAACACTATATTTAAAAATGAGTACGTTGGATATCGTTTTGTAAATGAAATTATTGTTCCAATCACAGATGAGAATGAAATTGAAGCAATAAATAAGGCTGCAGATAGTCCATATAGTATTGTTAATACACACATATCTAAAGCGGTTGGTTTTTTGTCTAATAGAGAAAAGCCGGATTATGAAAACTCAATTAAAGAAAGCATAAGTGCTGTTGAAGCTATTTGTAAAATACTTACGGGAGTAAATGGGAAAGAAGCTACACTAGGTAATATGCTAAAGAAAATTGAAGATAGCGGAGTGGTAATTCACAAAGCTTTAAAATCTGCATTCAATATTCTTTACGGATATACGAGCGATGCGAATGGTATCCGCCATGCAGGAGATATAGGTGGTCCATCATCAACATTCGATGAGGCAAAGTTTATGTTAGTATCGTGCAGTGCATTTATAAATTATTTGATAGGAGTATCTGCAAAATAAAAAAATATGATTCCATTAATACCAACCACCAATTACGATGGTTGGTATTTTTTGCCCAAAAGTTGGCACAAACAATATGTAAGTACGTGATAAAATTTTATTAAAAGAAATACTAGGGGGAAAAATAAAGTGAACAATAACGATTTGAAAAAGGCGTACTTACAATCATATATTCCATCCATAAATGCAGCCAAACGTATAGAGGAAGAAATAGAACAATTGCGACTGGATAAAATGATGCCGTCTATTATTATGGATGATATGCCACATGCACATAATAAAACGGATCTGTCTGATTATATGGCAAAGTTGGACGAACTGATAAATAAGCTAATAGCTGCCAGATATAAGCGTATTGATCTATATGCAGAAATATTTGCGGATATCGAAAAGATGGAAAATGAGACAGAAAAAGAGGTATTAACATATCGGTATCTTCGACGGTACAGTTGGGAAAAGATTTGTGTGCATATGGGGTATCAGTGGGCACAAATTCACCGGATTCATGCTAATGCATTAAAAAACTTCAATCCAACAGGAGTATACTACCAACTGATGATAAAAAATGCAGAAGTTGATAAAGATGATACACAATGATACATATGTTCGTGATAATATATAAGATGAAAAGAGCGCAAGTAGAAAAGAATCTGCTTACGCTTTTTTTATGGGCGTCGGATGGGCGCCCTATTCCCCCCTAAGTTATTTGAGGGATACTGATAAAAGAAATGGTGGTGATGGTCCTTGCCAAAGGCAAAAGATGCGAGAGCGGACAAAGCCTTTGAAATGTATAAGCAAGGGCTTAAGCTAATAGATATTGCAAATCAACTAGGAGTAGCAGAGGGAACGGTACGAAGTTGGAAAAACCGGTACAAATGGAATGGCGAAACGAATGCAACGTTGCAAAAAAATAAACGCAACGTTGCGAAAGAAAATAAACAAACAAAGAAAGTAAAAAAAGAGTCTGTTGCAGATGAAGTAGAAGCGGTGATACAAAACGCTGATTTGACTGATAAGCAACAGCTTTTTTGCATTTATTATATTCGTTGCTTTAATGCCACCAAGGCATATCAGAAAGCGTATGATGTTGATTATGCGACTGCCGTGGTAAATGGTCCTAGACTGCTCGGAAATGCTAGGATAAAAGATGAAATTTTCAGGTTGAAACAAGAACGTCTCAACAGGGAGTTCCTGAGTGAGTCAGACATCTTCCAGAAGTATATGGACATTGCTTTTGCCGATGTGACTGATTTTGTGGAGTTTGGAAATGAGGATGTAGATGTGATCCTGGACACTGGAGAACGAAAGACTATCACAGTAAGCCATGTCAATATCAAGAATGATGCGGATGTGGACGGAACGATTATTTCAGAAGTGTCCAAAGGCAAGGACGGCGTAAAGGTAAAACTTGCTGACCGGATGAAAGCTTTGCAGTGGCTTTCGGATCACATGGATCTTGCCACTGAGAAGCAGAAAGCAGAGATTGCATTACTGAAAGCCAAAGTTCAGACAGATGACGGCGATGAGGTTGCAGATGATGGATTCCTTGAAGCTTTGAATGGTACTGCCGCGGAGGACTGGGGTGATGAAGAGAATCAGTAAGATTAAGCGGGTTTTCAAGTTCAAGCCATTTTCCAAGAAGCAGCGCAAGGTATTGAACTGGTGGTGTGAAGATTCTCCGGTTAAAGATAAGGATGGTATTATCGCAGATGGTGCTATTCGATCTGGCAAGACGGTGAGTATGTCGCTATCGTTTGTTATGTGGGCGATGAGTACATTTGACGGCGAAAATTTTGGTATGTGCGGCAAGACAATCGGTTCTTTCCGCAGAAATGTATTATTTTGGCTTAAGCTGATGCTGCGAAGTCGCGGTTATACGGTGGCAGATCACAGGGCTGACAATTTGGTAATCATCACAAAAGGAGATGTGACCAATTATTTCTATATATTTGGCGGCAAAGACGAACGATCACAGGATCTCATTCAGGGTATTACCTTGGCTGGGGTCTTTTTTGATGAAGTTGCGTTGATGCCGGAAAGCTTCGTGAACCAGGCAACCGGACGATGTTCTGTTGATGGTTCGAAGTATTGGTTCAACTGCAACCCGGATGGACCGTATCATTGGTTCAAGACCGGATGGATTGATAAGAGAGAAGAAAAGCATCTGTTGTATCTGCATTTCACGATGGATGATAACTTGAGTCTGTCGGAGAAAATCAAGGAACGATACCGTGGCATGTACACAGGTGTGTTCTACCGCCGGTACATCCTTGGACTATGGGCGATGGCAGAGGGCATTATTTACGATATGTTCGACACTGCCAAGCATGTGATTTCCAGCACGGCTGATCTGGTCAATGCAAATTATTATGTGTCCTGTGACTATGGTACACAGAATGCAACAGTATTCCTGTTGTGGTGCAAAGAACGTTCTGGGCGGTGGGTGTGCTGCCGCGAGTATTATTATTCCGGCCGAGATGAGGAAAGGCAGAAAACGGATAGTGAGTATGCGGATGATCTGGAGCGGTGGCTTGGTGATATAAAGCCGGTGAAGATCATTATAGATCCATCGGCAGCGTCCTTCATTGCAGAGTTGAAAAAACGAGGCTATGCGATCAAGAAAGCAAAAAATGACGTACTGGACGGTATCCGATTTGTGGCATCGTTGCTGAATCAGGGGAAAATCGCCATCAGTGACCAGTGTCCGAATACGATCAAAGAGTTTGGGTCGTATATCTGGGATCAGAAAGCATCTGAGCGTGGCGAGGATAAACCGGTAAAGCAGCACGATCATGCGATGGATGCTCTTCGGTATTTCTGTTATACGATTATTCGCAAGCCGGGCGGTATCAGCATTTTGAAATAGAGGTGAGAACATGGAACTTGAGGTTATGAAAAAACTCATAAGAAAATATGAACCGGGACATACAAAGTTTTCCTTTAATGCTATGCAGGCAGAGCGGTATTACCGGAATGAAACGGATATTTTAATTAATAAAATTAGTGATGAGAGAAAAGAGGATGCAGATAATCCGTTGCGTAATGCGGATAACCGGATTCCGAGGAACTTCCACGGACTTATTGTCAATCAAAAGGCTGCATATATGTTTACAGCACCGCCACTTTTTGATATTGGGAATGAGCATGGAAATGAAGTCGTGACAGAAGTACTCGGTGATGAATACCGGAAAAACTGCATGGAGTTGTGCGTAAATGCTTCCAATGCATCGGTGGGATGGATTCATTACTGGGAGGATGAAGATGAGACATTCCAGTGGGCGGTAGTCGACAGCAAGCAGATTATTCCGATTGAATCACACGATTTGAAAAAGAAACTGCTCGGTGTTCTTCGTGTGTATGATGAAATCGACGAGGAAACAGGAGATACCTATACAATTTATGAATACTGGGATAAGGAAAGTTGTTGGACGTTCCGGCGGAAGTGTGGCGACACTTTAGAAGATGGGCTGTTCTACTACAACACTTTCATGGTGCCGGATACCGGAGATTTTGTCGCAGAATATCGGCATGAATTCGGAGAGGTGCCTTTTATTCCATTCCCGAACAACAACACGAATACAAACGATCTGAAAAATATAAAACCGCTGATAGACGTTTACGACAAGGTCTACAGCGGTTTTATTAATGATTTGGATGATATACAGGAATTGATATTTGTACTGTCTGGGTATGGCGGAACTGATCTCGACACGTTTTTATCAGACTTGAAAAAATACAAAACTATCAAGGTTGATGGAGATGATGGAAGTAATCCGGGAGTGAGCACGCTCAACATTGAAATACCGATTGAAGCACGTAACAGCGTGTTGGAAGCCACCAGAAAGGCTATTTTTGAACAAGGGCAGGGATTTGATCCACAGCCGGAGAATTTTGGGAATCAGAGTGGAGAAGCTCTTAAATTCATGTATTCATTGCTGGAGATGAAAGCTGGGTTGACGGAAACGGAGTTTCAGCTTGGGTTTGCACGTCTGGTAAGAGCGATATGCCGACATGAAGGGATTGATTGTAAGAAAATCATTCAGACATGGTCCCGCACTTGTGTAAAGAATGACGCGGAACAGGCACAGATTTGCAAGGATTCGGTCGGAATTGTAAGTAAAAAGACAATCCTTAAAAATCATCCACTTGTTGAGGATGCGGACGCAGAATTAAAACAGTTAGAAAAAGAAGCGCAGGAAGCACAAGAGAAAGCAGATGCTTATATTGGAGCTTTTGATTCAAAAGGTAAGGAGAAAATAAATGAAGCAAACAGTGATGATTCTGGGGACGGAATATCAAATAGAAATACATAAATGGTCAGAAGATAAAGAATTAAGCCAAAATTCGTGGGCTGGTTACTGTTGTAGCGAAATCCCACTGATCGTTATAGCAGATTTAGATGATGAAGAGCATTTTTGGTTTCACAATGACGAAGAAAAAGATGCGTATTTTAAGAGTTGTTTGCGCCATGAAATTATTCATGCATTTTTGAATGAAAGTGGATTGAAAGATAATTTTGAGCATACTTCGCACGCAGTGCATGAAGAAACGATGGTTGATTGGATAGCAATTCAGTTTCCGAAGATTGCAACAGTATATAAAGAGTTGGGAATTTTATGAAATGAGGTGATTGCATGGAAAAGCGGACAAGTGAATATTGGCAGGAACGTTTCCAGCAGTTGGAAGAAGCGCAGCATGACACATCCGTTCAGACCATGCAGAGTATCGAGCAGGAGTTCCGGCGTACGGAACAAGTATTAGACGGAAAAATTAATGCTTGGTATCAGAGATTTGCATCCAATAACAAAATTTCAATGATAGAGGCAAGGAGATTGCTCAACAGCGATGAGCTGGAAGAGTTTAAGTGGGATGTACAGGATTATATTAAATATGGAGAAGAAAACGGTATCAATCAGCAGTGGATGAAAGAGCTTGAGAATGCTTCGGCAAAGGTACATATCAGTCGATTGGAGGCACTTAAGTTACAGACACAGCAGGAACTTGAAAAATTGTACGGAAATTATCATGATTCCATAGATGAGCATATTACAAATCTTTATACATCTGGATATTATCACACAGCCTTTGAAGTACAGCGAGGTATGGGTGTTGGCTGGCAGATGCAGAATTTTAATTCAGAGAAAGTCAGTGATATTATACATAAACCGTGGGCTGTTGATGGACGTAACTTTTCAGATCGTGTTTGGACGGACAAAACAAGACTAATTAACAGTATGCATGATTCTTTAACTCGAATGTGTATTACAGGGGAATCACCGGATAGAGCTATACAGGAAATATCCAAGAACATGAAAGTGAGCAGGTCACAGGCTGCGAGGATTGTCCAGACGGAATCGGCGGCTTTTTCTGCCAAGGCACAGGAATCATGTTTTTCTGATCTTGGTGTGGAAGAGTTTCAAGTGGTTGAGACCTTAGATAGCAATACGTGCGATACATGTGGAGAGATGGATGGAAAACATTTTCAAATGAAAGATTATAAGATTGGTGTTACCGTACCGCCATTTCATCCGAATTGCCGTGGCTGTACATGCCCTTATTTTGATGATGAATTTGACAGTGTGGGCGAACGTGCTGCCCGTGGCGAGGATGGAAAGACCTACTATGTGCCGGCAGATACGACGTTTGAGGAGTGGAAAAAATCGTTTGTTAATGGTGATGCGGACTTTGTGTCAAACAGTTTCCAACCACGATATGGAGCGGAAAAGGAGTGGAAACATGTAAAATTTAAGACCAAAACAGAAAACATACAAGAATATACTGACAAAAAACGGGAGCAGAATTTCTTTGGGATTCCAGTTGATAAAACTGCATCTTGGATAGGGAAAGATAATAAAATTGGTAAAGTAGAGGATTTACAGGAATATTTTGTAAATGGTGAAGCTTTCAAAGTTGATGGAAAGAGAGTGCTGTTGGATTATTCGGAACATGAAAAAGAAATTGCAAATATTATTGCAAAAGGAACTGGGAAAGATATAAAGATGGTTCCAAGGATAACGTTCCCTCAAAATATAGAGACACCGGATTACCTGATAGATGGAATAAAATTTGATTTGAAAACTCCCCTTGGAAATGGAAAAAATACGTTGTATGGGATGGTAAAATCGAAAAAGAAACAAGCAAATAATTTTGTTATATGTGCTGACAAAACTGCACTAAGCATGGATGAGATAGAGCAACAGATACAAGGAATTTATAGCTCAAGAAATACGGCATTTGTTGATATAATTATTTTGGTAAAGAATCAGGAGATTGTGAAAATCTATAAAAGAAATAAATAAGAGCCATTTTCGCTCCCGGCAACTCTGTATAACACAGAGGCAAAGGGGGGAACAAAATGACTCTTATTAAGATATCTTATGTATATATTACAACAATATCCGTAAAAAAGCAATAAAAACCAGTAATAACAGGGCAACCGGAAATCTATGAACCGAACAGCGCAGAGGTGACGCTAAGTAAGTTCCTCCGGCAGTCCTGTTTTTATATTGTCTTTTATCCGCAGACATTAAAGAACGGCATTACTCATCTGGAGAATAAACAGAGAATCCCAATACCCGGAGAGCGGGAATAAAAATCTATGGAGGATAAAAAAATGGAATGGTTAAAGGCAATTTTAGAAAAGGCAGAGATTAAAGATGGAAAACTTGATGTGGATGCAGTCATGAATGCGGCACAGAAAGAGTTCCCAAAACATGCAGTACCAAAAGATGATTTTAATAACAAAGTCAAAGAGTTGGAAACTGCAAATGACACGATCACAGAGCTTAAAAAATCCAATGGAGATAATGCAGATTTGCAGAAAAAAATTGGAGAATATGAAACAGAGATTAAAGACCTTAAAGATTCAGCAGAGAAAACAGCAAAGACATACGCCTTAAAAGAATCTCTTGCAAAGCAGGGAGTTCTGGATCCAGACTATCTGATTTATAAGGCAGGTGGGCTGGATAAGTTCAACTTCGATAAAGAAGGGAAGCCTGTTGGCGTAGAGGATGCTGTGAAACCATATAAAGAGGATGCGGCAATGGTACATTTGTTTAAACAGGAACAGCAGAAACCACCGTATAATCCGAAAAATGGTGGCGCAGGTGGTACAACAAATCCATTCGCAAAGGAAACATTTAATCTGACTGAGCAGGGACGTATTTTAAAAGAAAATCCAGCACAGGCAAAAGAGCTTGCCGCTGCGGCTGGAGTAACGATTTAAGAAAGAGAGGATAAATATTTATGGCAATTACAAAAATTTCAGACGTTATTGTACCGGAACTTTTTAACCCGTATGTAATGAACAGAACAATGGAGTTATCAGAGTTTTTCAAGAGTGGGATTGTGGTAAACAGTCCAGAATTTGATGTGTTGGCAAGCGAAGCGGCAAGAACACATAATATGCCGTTTTTTGAGGATTTACAGGGGGAATCCGAAGCGATTCTTGAAGATGTCAAGATGACTGCTAAGAAAATTGGTTCCAATGAGGATGTATCAACTACCATTTTCCGCCAGAATATGTGGGGAGCAACGAATCTTTCCGCTGCTTTGGCAGGTGCTGATCCAATGAAAGCGATTGGTGATCTGGTTGCGTCTTATTGGGCACGTGATATGCAGAAAGAGCTGATTGCGATTCTTACTGGAGTATTCGGTACAACTACAGCAGGATCGGAAGGAACACCGGCGGCAGAGACCAGAATGAAAGATCATATTCTTGATCTTACTGCAGGTAAGACAGAAGCAGCAAAGCAGATCAGTGCGTCAGCATTTATTGATGCATGTCAGTTGCTTGGTGATGCACAGTCACAGTTATCTGGCGTCGCAATGCATTCAGCAACAAAGTCTTATCTGAAGAAACTGAATCTCATTGAGACAGAGCGTGATTCTACGGATGTAGAGTTTGATACCTATCAGGGTAGACGTGTAACTGTAGATGACGGATGCCCAGTAGGTGCCGGAGGTGTGTACACTACATATCTTTTTGGAAATGGCGCAGTAGCATATGGTAATGGTTCTCCTGTTGGGTTTGTGGCTACCGAGACGGATCGTGATAAACAGACCGGTGCTGGTATTGATTATCTCATTAACCGTAAAGCATTTATTTTACATCCAAGAGGAATTGCATACACTGGAGCAAAACGTGATCATGTGGAAACACCACTTCGTACAGAACTTGCAATGGCAGAGAACTGGAAACCTGTATATGAGTCAAAACAGCTTAGAATTGTTGCTATTAAACACAAAATCGGGTAGGTGATGATCATGGAAGGAAGTAGCAAGCTGACAGCCGAAAGGCTGTTAGCACTTCTTGGATTAAATGCCGATGAGCAGAGCATAGAAATATGTGTAGAGTTTGCATTGGATAACGCAAAAGAAATTGTGAAAAATTACTGTCACATTGATGAAATACCAGCAGAATTAGAAACAACAGTTTTGCGCATGGCAATGGATATTTACAGAAATGAAAAGCCTGGAGAATTAGAGACACCACAAAGAGTTTCTTCGGTTCAAATCGGTGATACTTCTACATCATTTGGCACTGTATCTGCATCATTTACAGATAGTCTCATGAAAAACTACAAATCATCTTTAAACCGATACAGGAAGGTAGTGTTCACATGAACATGGTAAGAAAAATCATTGAAAGCACATATGATGGAAGATGCACCGTTACGCAACGTGCAGAATGTGAGAAGCCTAATGGATCGACAGGATTTACTAATGCTGTGATTTTAGAGAATGAGCCTTGCAGACTTTCTTTTAATAGTAAGGAATCTGCCAAGGAAGGAGATAGAGCTTCAATCCAAACACAAACTGTAAAGCTGTTTTTAAAACCGGAGAAAATCATAGAACCAGGTTCAAAGATAACGGTAACGCAGAATGGTGTCACAACGGATTATGCAAGCTCCGGTAAGCCGGCGGTATATGAAACACATCAGGAAGTTATTCTCGAATTGAAGGAAAAGTGGTCATAATGAGCGTAAAGTATAAAGAATTACAGGATTTCACAAGAAAAATCGAGGATCTGAATAAACAGCAGAAAGATGAATTTATGAAGGCCTGCTGTAAAGAATTGGCTGCCAGATTATTAGCAAAAGTAATAAAGCGTACACCTGTTGGACATTACGAAAATAAAGTTGGCGGTACGCTGCGGCGTGGGTGGACAGCAGAAAAAACGGGTGATTCAAAGCGGGATACAACTCAGGCAATGTATGATAATTTATTTGGATCAGACCAAATAATATCTCAAGAAAATATGAGTGTTCGTAAAGAGGGAAACACATATATTATTGATGTTACAAATGCTGTTGAATATGCTGTGTACGTTGAATATGGACATAGAACAAGAGACCATAAAGGATGGGTTCCGGGAAAGTATATGCTGACAATTTCTGAAAATGAGTTGCGAACTGTTACACCACAGATTTTAGAGCAAAAATTACATAAATTTCTGGAGGATGCGATGAAATGATACAGAAAGTAATTGATGGTATTATTGTAGCAATCAGGACAGAATATGATTCAGCACATTTTAAAGTGTATACAGAATTGGTAGAGCAGGGATTAAGAAATCCGTGTTTTTCTGTTATGTGTCTGAATCCAAGTGTGGAAGTGACTGGAAAAGTTCGCTCAAGACGATATTATCCGTTTGTGATTGACTATTTTCCTAAATCAGATGATGAGCCTGTGGATGAATGTAATACCGTCTATGAGACTTTAATTGAATGCCTCGGTGATATTATTGTAGAGGATAAGATTATACATGGCAGTAATGTAAGTGGAAATGTAGTGGATGGAGTTTTACATTTTCAGATTACATATGATCTCTTTTTGCTCAAAAAAGAGGAATTAGAAAGCATGATGCAGTTTGAGGAAAGCACAAAAGTGATGTAAAGGAGGATAACATGGCAGAAACAAAAAAAGAACCAGAAAAGATTTTATTCTCAAAGGAACAGATTGTAAGTTCCATGAGATATAAAAAGTACAGAGATTTTTTGGTTGGAAATCTGGACAATGATAAAAATTATTCAACAGAAGAAATTGATAAGATGATTGATTCGTTTTATGGAAAGGGTAAGAGTGGAAAATAATGGCATTAGGTGGAGGAACATATTTAACACAGAATAAAGTACTTCCGGGGGCTTATTTTCAGTTCATTTCAAAAGCAATTGCATCAGCAACGTTATCAGACAGAGGCGTAGCTGCAATGGCGTTGGAACTGGACTGGGGTGCTGATGATAAGGTGATTGGTGTCACAGCTTCGGATTTCATGAAGGATAGTAAAAAAATATTTGGATTCGACTATGATGCAGCAGAAATGTTGTCATTAAGAGAACTTTTCAAACATGCGTCCAAAGTATATGTATATAAAGTTACTTCTGGGGGAGTAAAAGCTTCAAATACATTTGCGGAAGCAAAATATACAGGCAAAAAGGGAAATGACCTTAAGGTTGTTATTCAGACAAATGTGGATGATGGTGAAAAATTCGATGTGTTACTGTATCTTGGAACTGAAAAAATGGACAGCCAGACAGTTTCAAAAGCATCAGAGCTTATTGACAATGATTTTGTTGTGTGGAAAAAATCCGCTGAATTGTCTGTTACGGCAGCAACGGCATTAAGCGGTGGAACAAACGGTACTGCATCGACATCAAATCATCAGGCATTTTTGGATAAAATCAGTTCTTATCCAGATGTGAATGCAATTGGATATGCTGGATCTGAAAGTGCAGTAAAAGGACTGTATGCCGCTTTTGCAGACAGATTGAGAAATGATGTAGGCATTCGATTACAGGTGGTTATGCACGATTATAGTTCGGCAGATTCGATTTCATGTGTAAATGTGAAAAACAGTGCAGAACTTGTGTATTGGGCTACAGGTGTTATTGCCGGTACTGCTGTAAATAAGTCTGCAACGAATATGAAATATGATGGCGAATTAAGCATTAACACTGAATTTACCCAGGATGAACTTACAGAAGCTCTGGAAAAAGGCGAATGGGTGTTACATCAGGTAGGTACAGAGGTTCATGTTCTTGAGGATATTAATTCTTTTACCAGCATTACAGACGAAATGGGCGATATTTTCAAGGATAATCAGACAATCCGTGTCATCGACACAAGAGCAGATTCCATTGCTTCAATTTTTGCTTCCAAATATCTTGGCAAGGTTCCGAATGACAAATCGGGAAGAGTGAGTTTGTGGTCGGATATTGTGAAAATTGATCAGCAGTTAAGTGATATCAATGCAATCGAAGATTTTGACCCAGAAGATATTACTGTAGAACAGGGCGATACAAAGAAATCAGTACTTATTAACAGCGCAATTACCATTATTAATACAATGGAAAAATTGTACATGAAATCAATGATTGAGTAACAGGAGGAAGATGGGCATGTCGAAACAGTTTATGAATACGCAGGATGCACCAAGCGCAAAACAGGCAGAGTTTTTTTGCACAATTAATGGAAGACGTTATTCTATGCTTAATGCAAAAAAATTTGAAGCAAAAGCAAATGTCAAAAATGCCGATGTAACAAGATTAGGTGCATTGATTGATGGTAAAAAAGCGGTCGGACTTACCATTAAATTCTCAATGACAGTTTATAAATGCAGCGAAATGTTTGATAAATTGATCGAGGAATTTAAGAATACAGGTTTATTGCCAACTTTTGAATGTCAGGTGACGAGTAGCGATTCAGCAACATGTATGGGACGGAGCACGAAGGTATATAAGCAGTGTGTAATTGAGGGAGATGTTCTCTTATCAATGTTTGATGCAGACGGTGAATTTGTCGAGCAGACCATTGAAGGATATGCAATGGATTTTGATTCACCAGAAAGATATACAGATCCAGAATATATGTAAAGAGTTAAGGCAGACAATTAGCAGATTATGCAGTGTCTGCCTTTATATTTTAAGAAAGAGGTAAGTGATATGGGAAATTTAGCATATTTTTTGAAAAAGAATAAAAAGGAAAAGAAAAATGCATTTTTTGCTGCAACAAAATCATTATGCGATGAAAATGGAGAACCATTAAAATGGGAAATTAAAGCTTTATCAACGAAAGAAACAGAAGCCATCAGAGAGAAATGTACGATTGATGTTCCAGTCACCGGAAAACCGGGTATTATGCGTCCAAAAGTAAATTCTTCTAAATATGTAGCAGAATTACTCGTTTCAGCTGTAGTATACCCAGATCTTTATAATGCAGAATTACAGGATTCCTATGGAGTTAAAACTGCATCAGATCTTTTGAAAGAAATGGTAGATGATCCGGCAGAGTATAACAATTTTGTTGAATTTGTTCAGGAATACAACGGATTGGATGAAACCATGAATGATAAGGTGGAAGAGGCAAAAAACTAATAGAAAGCGGCGATAGTGAAGCAAACTATGCATATTATGCATTGCATAAGCTTCATATATTGCCGTCCAGATTAATGGAATTGGATGAGAATGAGCGTGCTTTTATTTATGCGGCAATTGATTTGAGGATTGAAGCTGAAAAAAGGCAGGAAGAAAAAATGAAGCATAGCTCAAAATAACAAGAGCATAAAATTATATTTATGCTCATGAAAGGTTGGTGGATTTATGGCGATAGGAACAGCGATTGAAATAACTGATAAGATGACAGGACCATTAAATCGTATCACAGCCGCTTTATACAGCACAACGGATGCGCTGCATGATGCAGATCAGGCAACAAATTCTGCATTTAATTCTGCTGGTATTCAGGCAATCACGCAGGAATTGTATGGATATGAAAGAAAGATTCAGGATATACAGGATGAGTTAGATAGATCAAATAATAAGATACAGGAAATGCAGGAACAGACAGAAAAAGCAAGAAGTTCTGCTGGCGGATTGGAAAATGCATTTAGAAAAGTTGCAGGTATACTCGCAACTGTAGCAACAGTACAGACATTAAAAAATGTTCTTGATACATCAGACGAACTGACAGCAACAACGGCACGTCTTGAAATGATGAATAATGGTTTCGAATCTGTAGGAGGAAATTTAAAAAGTACGTCAGATTTATTTAATCTAGTGTATGCGTCTGCACAGGATGCCAGAGGTTCATTTGCAGATATGTCAGCAGTCGTTGCAAAATTCGGAAATAATGCGAAGGATGCTTTTAGCAGTTCGGCAGAGGTCGTTGATTTTGCAAATCTTGTACAAAAAGAGATGGTAATTGCCGGCGCATCCACGACAGAAGCTTCAAATGCAATGTTGCAGTTATCACAGGCATTAGGCTCTGGCGTCCTTCGTGGTGATGAGCTTAATAGTATCTTTGAACAGGCTCCAAACCTTATACAGGAGATTGCAGATTATCTTGAAGTTCCAATCGGAGAAATTCGGCAGATGGCGTCGGAGGGACAGATTTCGGCTGATATTGTAAAACAGGCAATCTTTTCTGCTTCTGATGAGATCAACGACAAGTTTAATAATATGCCTATGACATGGTCGCAGATTTGGACATCTATGCAAAATACAGCGTTAATGAAATTCCAACCGGTGTTACAGAGAATCAATGAGATTGCGAACAGTGAGGAATTTAAACAATTTACGCAGACTGCAATTAATGATATGGCTGTACTTGCAAATGTATCATTGAGTGTGGTTAATACGCTGATTCAGGGAGCCGCTTTCGTATCTGATAACTGGTCCATTATCAGTCCAATTATTTATAGTGTGGCATTGGCACTGGCATTTTATAATGGTGTGCTTATAATGCATAATGCATATGAAGCAGTTTCCAACGGATTAAAATTGGTCGCTGCGATAAGAGCGGTTGCGCATGGGACAGCTACAGCAACAGAAGCGGCAGCTACAACCGGAGCATCTGCGGCACAGATTGCATTTAATGCTGCCTTATATGCTTGTCCACTTACATGGATTGTACTTGCCATAGTTGCAGTGATAGCAGTGATTTACATGGTTGTTGCAGCAATTAATAAGGCACAGGGTACAACTATCAGTGCGACAGGTGTTATATGTGGAGTTATCGCTACAGCCGGTGCTCTGATTGGAAATATTGTGATAGGATGGATAAACAAGATTATAACTACCGGAGTTGGTCTGTGGAATTTAATTGCAAATTTCGCAGCATCTCTTGGAATTGTTTTTGAGCATCCGATTATTGCTATTGAAACCATGTTTATGTCTCTTTTTAATTTTATATTGAGTGTTGTTGAAAGTGCTGCAAAATTACTAGATACGATCTTTGGGTCTAGTCTTGCTGATGCGGTGAGTGGCTTTCAGGATACAATACAGGCAAAAATCGATGCAAAAATCGAAGATGCTGGAGGAACAGCAGCAAATCAGTTGAATCCAGAAGACTACACGCTTGACCGTATAAATTATGGTGATGCGTATCAAAGTGGTTATGATTTTGGAAAAGGAATTGATGATAAAATATCTTCTGTTTTTTCCGGTGGATTATCTACAGACAGTTTTTCAGATTTACTTACTTCCGCTGGATATGACTCTACATCGGATGGAATGGCTTCAACATTGGGAGATATTTCGAAAGATACAAGCGCAATTGCAGATTCCGTAGATATCAGCAATGAAAATTTGGAATACATGAGAGACCTTGCAGAGCGGGAAGTCATCAATCGTTTTACAACAGCAAGTGTAAATGTAAATATGGGCGGCGTTACCAATACGGTAAGCCAGGATACAGATCTTGATGGAGTGATTTCATATTTGGCTAATGGAGTAACAGAAGCATTGCAGCAAGCAGCAGAGGGGGTGCATTCATAAAATGTCATATTATTTTTATTTAGGAAAAACATTGTTGCCGGTTGCACCATCGAAGCTCACTCTTAAAATTGGTGGACAGAATAAAACATATAACCTTATAAATGATGGTGAAATTAATGTTTTGAAATCTGCCAGTTTGACAGAAATTGAATTTGATGCGCTGTTACCGAATGTTCAATATGGTTTTGCAATTTACAAAAATGGCTATCAGTCAGCAGGTGTCTTTCTGAATGCTATAGAGACATTGAAAAAAAGTAAACAGCCATTTCAATTTATCGTTACACGAGCATTTCCTAACGGAAAGATGTTATTTGATACGAATATGAAAGTATCACTTGAAAATTATAACATTGTGGAAGAAAGCAAGAACGGTTTAGATGTTACTGTGTCGATAAAGCTTAAGCAGTATAAGGAATATGGAACGAAAACAGCTATTTTATCGATTACGCAGAGAAAGACAACGGCAAAGGTGAAAAATTCTCGTAATACATCAACAGCACCATCTAATGGTTTACCAACCACTTATACCGTCAAAAAGGGTGACTGCCTAAGTGTAATAGCAAAAAAGTTTTATGGAAGTGGATCAAAAACATATTATATGAAAATTGCAAATGCAAATGGAATCAGCAATCCTAATTTGATATATCCAAATCAAGTATTTACGATTCCGGTATAGGAGGGAAAATGTCAGCAGAATTATTAATCCAGAATGGAGATACTGTGTATTTTCCCGCCGTACTAGAGGATATTAAATGGGAAACTGAAAGGTATGGATCACCGGGAAAGTTAACTTTTAAATGTATGTATGACAGCAAATTAAATGTCACAGAGGGTAATCCAGTAAGATTGCGCTGGAATGGATTAAATGTGTTTTATGGCTTTATTTTTAAAATAGAAAAGGACAAGGAACAGGTGCTGTCGATTACTGCATATGATCAATTGCGGTATTTTAAAAATAAGGATACTTATGTGATTAATGGGAAAACAGCCGGTGAAGTTTTAGAGCTGATAGCTGCAGATTTTGAATTGCAGACTGGAAATGTGGAAGATACCGGTTATGTAATACCATCCCTTGTGGAAGACGGAAAATCTTTATTTGACATCATGCAGGATTGTCTGGATCAGACTTTAATGAATGTTGGTGAAATGTATGTTTTATATGATGATTTCGGCTCATTGTCACTGAAAAATATTGCAAATTTGGCAGTTAATATTTTGATTGATTCTGAAACAGGAGAAAATTATAAATATAGCTCATCCATTGATGATCAGACGTATAACAAAATAAAGCTTGTTTATGACAATAAGAACACCGGACAGAGAGATGTATATATTGCGCAGGATTCATCTAAAATGAATGAGTGGGGAATGCTGCAGTATTACGATAAGTTATCTGAGGGTGAAAATGGCAAAGAAAAAGTTGAATCTTTATTGCAATTGTATAACAGAAAATCAAAATCATTTCAGATTACGAATGCAATAGGAGATGTATCAGTCCGGGCAGGATGTTTATTACCTGTTATTCTGGATTTAGGAGTTGCAAAAGTTCAGTCTATGATGTTGGTGGAATCGTGTAAGCATGTTTTTAGAGAAAATGAGAATTTTATGAATTTGACATTAAGGGGTGGTGATTTTGTCTGAATTTGATGGATTGATCAAACAGATCAAGCAAGCAGCATTAGATGCAGTAAATTCCGCCGGACCAGCAGGATTTTATGAAGGAACAGTATTAAGCGTATCCCCATTAAAAGTTAAAGTAGACCAGAAGCTTATACTTGGGAAAGAACAACTTGTCTTAGCGCGTAATGTAACAAACCATGAGATGTCTGTTGATGTTGATTGGGAATATGAAAAGGGGACGAAAAAAATAGTAATCCATAATGCATTAAAAACAGGAGATAAAGTGATCCTTGCAAGAATCCAGGGCGGTCAAAGTTATATTATTTTGGATAAGGCGGTGTAAATATGATCCCAAGTGTTAATAATTTGTTGCTTACAGAAATAAATGAAGAGGATATGCCGAGTAAAAATTATCGAATGATCAGTGAAAGCGTTAGAGGTACGGTGGATACCATTGAAGCAATGAAGCAGGTGGTATATAAGATATTATGTACAGAACGATATGTCTACCCGATATACTCATGGAATTATGGTATAGAATTGGTGGATTTATTTGGCGAATCAGTAACATATGCATGTCCTGAAATAACCAGGCGAATCGAAGAAGCATTGTTGCAAGATGAAAGAATTAATTCGGTAGACCAATTTGAATTTGATACAAGTAAAAAACATGAGGTGGTGTGTACATTTTCAGTGCGCACCATTTTTGGTGATTTCAAGATGGAAAAAGAGGTGAGGATTTAATGTTCGAAGAGATGACATATGAAAAGATTATGGAACGTATGTTGTCTAGGGTGCCAGATACCCTAGATAAGCGTGAGGGAGCGATTATATTTGATGCACTTGCACCGGCAGCATTTGAAATGTCTATTATTTATACTGAATTAGAGACAGCTTTAGACCAGACATTTGCAGATACCTGTCAAGGAGTTTATCTGGATAAAAGATGCATGGAAAGAGGAATCACAAGACAGCCAGCAACGCATGCGATTGTTCAGGGAACTTTTAAACCGGCTGACTTGGATTTGTCTGGTTTGCGATTTAATTGTGGAGATTACAATTATACAGTTAAAGAACCGATTGGAAATGGTGTGTATGAGATGGTGTGTGAGACAGCAGGAAGCCTTCCCAATGGAATTTCTGGTCAGTTGATTCCAATTGACTATATTAACGGATTAGAAACAGCAGAGATCACAGCTATTTTAATTCCGGGAGAAAATGAAGAATCAGATGAAGATCTCAGATCGAGATACTTTGATACTCTTGTGAGCCAGGCATATGGAGGCAACATTACAGACTATAAGCAGAAAACAAACGCTATAGAAGGTGTTGGTGGGGTAAAAGTAACACCTGTCTGGAATGGCGGAGGAACTGTAAAGTTAACTATTATTGCATCAGATTATACAGTGCCTACAATCACATTGATAGGAAAAGTACAAAAAGAGATTGATTCGGTAGCTCCAATCGGACATATCGTAACGGTAGATGGCGCGACTAAAAAGGAGATACAGATAGAAACTAATATCGTATATCAGACAGGGTGGAGTTGGAAAACATCTGGAAATTATATTGAAAAAGCTATTGATGCTTATTTTCAGGAACTTGCAAAAAACTGGGCGTCGTCTGATCAGTTAATTGTACGAATCAGCCAAATTGAGACAAGAATCTTGGACTGTGCCGGAGTAATTGATATTTCAAATACAAAAATAAATGGAAATGCAGAGAATTTAATATTGGAATCCAATTCCATTCCTGTGAGAGGAAGTGTGACGGATGGAACGTAAGATAATAGATTATTTGCCACCATATTTGACGGTATATAAAGAAATAAAAGCAATTATGGAAGCCGAACAGCCAGAATTTGAAATAGTCTGGCCGCAAGCAGAAAATGTCTTGAATGATCAATTTGTATCAGATTCATCTACTATCGGTATAGAGCGTATGGAGAAAATTCTTGGAATTATTCCCAAAAAGACAGATACGCTGGATGAGAGAAAATTTAGAATTTTGGTTAAATTGAATGAACAGCTTCCATATACACTGCCGGTATTGGAACAGCAATTAAAAAGAATGTGCGGAGAGAATGGGTATCGCCTGATTCTAAGCGCAGATAAATATTTACTCAATGTTAAATTAGCTTTAGGCAATGAGAATAATTACCAGGATGTGTGTGATATGTTAAGACGTGTTGTGCCAGCTAATATGGTTATTTCGGTTAGTATGTTTAATACGCATGAAATTCTTTCACATTATACGCATGCGCAGTTGGCAGCATACACACAGAAACAAGTGAGAGAGGAAGTGTTGACGAATGTCTAGTAAAACAACAAATTTGAATTTAACAAAGCCGTCAGAGGATGAATTTTATGATATTAATGTGCAGAATGAAAACATGGACATTATTGATCGTGAGATTAATGGATTAAAGCAGCCGGCTTATGAAGTGCCTACAGCCATGTCAGATCTGCATAGTGGAGAAATGATTACTGTAGCGTTTGGAAAGATTGCAAAGGCGGTCAGTACATTAATAAGTCATACAACATCTAAAGCTACCAATTCCGTTTTGGGACATGTAAAATTATCAGACAGCACATCAAGTACAAGTGCATCAACTGCTGGAGTGGCGGCAACGCCAAAAGCTGTGAAAGCTGCTTATGATTTGGCAAATAGTAATACTGAAAAATTAGGAACCACTGATATATCTGGTATCGGGGACGGTACCGTGACCGGAGCGATAGTCAATAATAAAGAAGCGATAGAGGATGTCTCCCAGAGTTTAACTGAGATAACCACACACACTGTAAGTGTTACAGATTCATTCTTATCATACATTGAAATTATTAGACAACGTTGCTATTTAAAAAATAACACATTATATCTCAACCTTTGGCTCAATATTAAAAATAAGGCAGCAATTAAAACAAATGATGCTATAATATGGCTTAATTTACATGCAAATAATATAGATTTAAAAGCGGATGGTGTTAATGGTGGTAGAGCCTTTTTTATAATTGATGATAATTGTATAAAATTAAATGTTTTTTCCGGAGAATCCGATGATACTTATTTATTAATTTGTCCTGTAACAGTAAAAAACTTATAAATAATTAATTGATTGGGCACGTTCTAATGGGTTCAATCAATAACATACTATCATTTTCAGCCAGAGTACCACGCCTATAACTCTGCATGAATGGACTTTTACGTGAAATTACTGCTGGCTGCAAATGATATGCTAAAATGTCCATAATCAAAAGTTCCTTTCGAAGAACTTAAGTGAACCATACCATTTGAACTAATAAATAGCTCTCCATTTTGATTGTCAAATGAGTTTCTTGCGTACACATTAATGGATGGTCTGTATGAAGCCGGTAGCGTACCGATTGTTATGCCTGATTGTGGAATTGTTTTATTTCCAAAACTAACAGTAACAGTTACTATGTTTCCATTTTTGTAATAACCACATCCATAAGTATGATTAAGTTCATAGACGCCACTTGTTGCAAGTACCTTACCTAAACTCTGGTTCGAGGGATGCAACATGGTAAAATAGAAAGAGCCGGATAATTCCGGCTCGTATAACACGATGGGAGGAGAAAAGTCATCTGGGAAGGTATTTTTTAAATCAATTTCGTAGATGACTCTCTCAAAAAAATTATAAGGTAATAATTTGCAAATGTAAATTCAGATAATCAGTACATTTTCTTAAAATCACAGAATTGCGATTTAAAATATTTGATTTATATGAATTGTGGTGTATAATAATAGCAACAAAATAAAGCAGTGCCGCAGCGCCGAATGATTAGTCTATCAGATTAATTGCCCGGCGCTTTTTGCGTTGCAAAATGGCACAAATACAAGGCTTGGCGGATTTATAATGGTTTTATAAAGAAAGAGGGAGGTTGGTCATTTGGAATCGATTATATCTGCTTTAGTGGCAGGAGGACTGACTTTAATTGGAACAGTGCTTACAGTCAGTTCGGGGCAGAAAAAAACAGAGCAGAAGCTTCAGACCGCGCAGGCGGTCACAGACTGCAAAATTGACGAGTTAACGCGCGAGGTGCGCCTGCATAATAATTTTGCACAGCGCGTCCCGGTCATGGAGGAGCAAATTAAGGGAATTAATCACAGAATTGCAGATTTGGAAGGAGAAAAATAATATGTTGAAAAATTCGGTATTTAAACCATCAGTAAGCACACAGAAATGGGCGAAAGCCGCAGGAATCAGATCAATTAAGACGATGGCGCAGACAGCGGTAGCAGTAATCGGTACAGGGGCAGTGATTTCAGCAGTGGATTGGA